CCGCCGTGGCCAGCGCCGCCATGGTCCAATCCCCCCCGGTCCCCCCTCCCGCCCCCGACACCAGCCGCAGCACCCGGTCGTTGACCGCCGGGTCCTGGGTCCAGCCCGGCGGCGCGGCGGGTTGCAGGAAAAGCATCTTGGTTCCCGCCGGGATCAGCGTCCGCCAGGCCACGCCTGAGTACCAGTGCAAGAGGTTGTTGTGGATGCTGAGACGGCCCTCATACCCCGTAGGCAAGGCCGTCTCCACCGGCACCTTGTGCATCCCCGCGGTGGACCCTTTGACGCCCGGGAAGACATGCTCCCGGTTCCAGGCGTCTTCCAGGGCGTCCCAGTTGGCCCGGATTTCCTCGTCACTCAACCTGATTTTTTGACTCCCCGCCGGCTTGCTCTTATCCCAGGCCATAAGCTTCTCCAGTCAGTGGCGGCAGGCTTTTAGCCTGCCGCTCCTTTAAAATCGGGGTGGGCCCCGGTGCCCCACCGTCCGTTTCAGATACGGCCGTTGCACCAGGACCTTTTGGGTCTCATAAGCCGGGGCCAGGGCCTCGACCTCCTCCCGCTGCCCGTGGCCCGCGTAAATCAAGATGGCCGTGCCCAGGGCGATCAACCGGCCCCAGAGGTCCCGGAGCGGCTCCCCGGCCCCGGAGAGCGCCCCCGGCAGGGCCACACACGGCGCGTGCAGCTGATAGATGGTGTCCGGGGGCGGTCTCAAGATCAAATTCCGCCCGTATTGCAGAGCCACCTCCGGACGGTTCTGGCTGTAGGGTTCCCCATCCTTCGGATAGAGGCCGTAGAACCGGGAAGGGTCATCCAGCAACTGCACCGGATACCCCCCGCAGGTCAGCGGCGGCAGGATGCACAGGACCGCGGCGTCCAAAACTACCGTGTCGGCTCCGGCTGCGGTGTTCTGGGTCCAGAAGCCCTGCAACTCCTCCAGTTCCAGGTCCACGGGCATGATCAGGGTGTAGTACTCGTTGATATACTCGTTCACCCTCTCATCCGACGTCTGGGTCACGGACTTCCGCCCCGTGATGTCCCGCACTTCCTGCCGCAGCTTCTCCAGGTTCCAGATGGCCATTTTCACTCCCGTGGTGACAGGCAGTGGTGACAGGCTTTTAGCCTGTCACCCCTTACAAATTCGCGGCCTGGCCCGCCAGCTCCTGCCGCTGCCGCTCCACTTCCCCCGGCGTCACTTCGCGCACGCTGAAGCGCGGCCGCCGCCCCACCGGGACCGACCTCATCTGCCCGCTGGCATCGGGCTGCAAGTCATACTGCATCACCGATAAGGAATTGAGGTGCGCCGCCTGCGCCGGGGTCATCTGGTACACCTGCCCGTCTTCGTAGGTGTAGATTTTACCGTCCCAGGCATAGGTCAGGTTCGCCCCCTGGGTCTCCAGGTTGATAAACAGGTAGTAGCCCTTCCGGTCTTTTTCAGGGGGGGCGGAGCCGCCCCCCAACGGCAACCCGCCGCCGGAGCCTGTGCCCTTCACTTCCGTCACAGCCATAAAACCTCCTAAAGGTGGTGGTGACCGGCTGAAAGCCGGTCACACCTTAATTTCCCCGCAGGGCCTCGTACGCGTACACCTTGCCGTCGGTCATGCAGCCGGTGCCGATAGTCACCCCCTGCACCTTGGTCTTCTGCACCGGCGCGTAATCCGCCGCGCGGCAGGTCCACACCACCGTCCCGCCGCCTTCAGCCGTGGTGCCGCCCACCGTGGTGCCAAACGCCGGCTCGGACGAGTGAGAGGTGCCCGCGGTGGTGCATTCGTAGATGAAGCCGTTTTTAACGGCCGGATACACCAGGTCCCCCACGACGTAGGCCGTGGAGTTCTTCCGGGTTTGAGGAGAGATGGCCGCGGTGTCCAGCTTGGTGATGCCGTTGGTGGTCTCGAACTGCTCATCCACCGTTGTGCTGGTGCCATTATCCACAATGGCCTTGCTCACCTGGGCGTCGCCGTCCGCCATGGCCCGGTTCCATTCCCCTTTGGCGATGTCCCCGGCGGCAATGGCCTCGTTCATCCGCCACCGGAACACGTCCGGCACGAACCCCAGGTTCAGGTTGATGGCCGCGGCCGCGCCGGTGAACGTCCCGGTTTTCAGCTTGAATTGATTCATCAGCTAACCTCCTTAGTAGTGGCCCCAGGCTTTCCAGCCTGGGGCACCTTTAAAATCAACCGCTGCCCGCCTTATTGCTGGAGACCAGCAGGTGCATGAACGCGTCGTTGAGAATGCGGCCCACCCACGACGCCTTCCACCCCGAGGTCGCCCGTTGGTCCAGGGGGTCCGAGGTGCCGCCGGAGCCGAAGGCCTTGACGATGTTCTTCAGGGTCAGGGTGGACAGCCGGGTCATGCCGTAGGCGTCCTTGCCCACCACTGCGGTTTTGTAGGTGTCCGGGGTGGTGGACGTGTCCTTGTGCCACAGGGTGCTGGACAACAGGCGCACATTCTTCACCGCCCCGATCTCCGCCTCCAGCACCGTATCCTGCCGGGGATACTCGACGGTGGATTTGAATCCGGCCACCGCTTCCCAGGCGTCGTCCAGGTCTGTGTGGGTCATGGCCCAAAACGCCGCCCGGACCGGGGAGGTGCCCACCCCGTCGTTGGCGGTGATCACGTTCGTGATGTACCGGGCGTTCCCGGCCCGGAGCGCCTTGGTGACCGCGGTCACGTCGGTCACCGCCGGCTCCGTGGGCGTCTTGCCGTTGCCGCCGCCCGCGGCGTTGGTCTGGGACGCGCAGGCCATCAGGATGTCCCGCATCAACACTTCCAAGGTCTGGCCGGACTGCTCGCCCTGGAGGATGTTGGTTTCGGTGAGCACCGCGTCTTCCACGGTCAAGTCCACCACATCGGTCAGGTGGACGAAATCGCCGTAGAAGGCGATCTTGGCGGTCAGGTCCGTCTTCGCCAACTGCTGCCCCGGCGGGGTGATGCCCTCGGTCAAGGGCGTGGTGGCCAGCGGCAGGGCCGAATAGCGCCGGAATTTGATGATGTTGCCTCTCTTGGCCGGAATATCCCGCACCTGCGCGAACTTCAGGCAAAACAGGAACGGCAGCGCCCGTTTTAAGAGCACCTTGTTGTAAAAAACCGCCACCGCAGGATCCACCTGGGTGGAGGTGGTCAGAATGTCCATTTACGCCTCCTTTACTGGACGACCCCCCGCAACACCTCACTGATGCGCTTTTCCAACTCGTCCCCCATGTCCAGAGCCTCGTAATAGCTGGCCTTGGACAAGGGCGACCCGCCGCCCTTACCCCCGGGCTGCGGCTTGCCTTTGTTATCGACAATCCGCTGCGCGTTCGGGTTCGCTCCCTGCTCCAGGTGTTTCTGGTTCTGCTTCGCCTGGTAAGCCGGATCCCGGGTCCCCAGATCATAGGCCACCTGCGCCCGGAGCTGGGGGGGGGTGGAGTTAAGCACATTGATGTAAAGGGGGTTCTCCCGCAGAAAATTGGGAAGGTGGGTTTTCACCACCTCCTGATAGTCGCTGGTCTGTGACGACGCCCGGACTTCTCCCAGGGCCCCGCCGAACTGCGTGCGCAAATGCTGCTCGAACTTCCTGAGTTCGCCCACCGTGGGCACATCCTCATCGTCCTGGTCGCCGAAGAAACCCCGGTCCTGGGCCGCCGGCTCCTGCCGCCCCCCGCCCCGCTGGAGCAAGTCGAGTTGCGTGCGCATCAGGCTGAGGTTGTCATTCAACTGCTGCACCACGGCGTCGTGCTCCTCCCGGCTCACGGTCTCCGGCGGGCTGTCACCGGCAGAACCCGCTGGCCCTCCGGCTCCCGGTTCTCCACCCCCGGCGGCGGGGCCGCTGTTTCCGCCCGGATTCACATTCAGGTCTTCGCCTTCAGGTCCCATCTCTTGCCTCCTTGGTGGTAGTGGGTCTCCTCGCCCGGATTGGCCCGGCGGCGGCCTTAACAAAAAGGCCCATCTGGTGGTACAGGCTTTCCAGCCTGTACTCCCAAATGGGCCTTGAGTTGCCTTGCTCTATCGAGCCTTGCGGTTCGGTGCCCTAATCGACTTTAATTTTCAAAAGTTCCGCTACCCGAATTACCGCTGCCTGGTCTTTCCTCAGCCGGTCTTCAATGCGCCGGCGGATTTTGTTAATGTCTATCGTTTCTAAAGCCGACATCCTTTTTTCATGCATCTCTGATAGCGTAGGATATGGTTCAAATTCCATTTCCATGAAAAACCTCAATTAAAAATCAGCATCCCCTCGGCGCTCTTGAGAATCGCCTCGGGCACGCTCTGCTCGCTGAGCAGGCTCACATCCACCGGAATATCCAAGGGCAATACCCACAACCGCTTCTGCGTCCCGGCCCGGTTGTCGATCTCGTAGCACACCGTCCCCAGCAGCTTCGGGGGCCGGGTGGACAAGATCACCACCTTGGAGAAGATGGTGTCCGTGTCATAGGTCTTGGCGTGGATCAGGATGTAGTACCGGCTCAAATGCTGTTTGCGGTTAACAATATACTCCACGATCTGCCGCAAACTCTCCTCCATGGCGTAGGCCGCATCACGCAGGGTCGGCATTTGCTTCCCTCTTAAACCGGGCAACTAATTCCGCTGCCGGAACCCTGATTATTCCGCACTTCAGGCATACTTCAACATCCACGTGTGGATGCAAAAAAGAGAGCAAAGCATCTTTTAACACCAGGGCAAAAGGACTTATAACCCAATGATGATCTTCGTGATCGCATTCCATATTCTAATCCTACCTTCTCGTCACCATCTCGCCCCGGCGCAGGGGCACCACTTTGTCGTTGGCGGCCATGGGCGGCGCCGGCAGCCCCAGCCCCCCGCCCCGCTCGATCTCCAGGGCCAGCTTGAGCAGCTCCATCAGGCGGTTGGCGTCCATCTGCTGGATCTCCGCCATGGTCCGGGCGACATCCAGGCCCGCCCGGGCCATGTCCGCCCGCACCTTGGCGCTCTTCTCCCGGGCCTGGGCGATGCGTGAGGCGGTCTCCGCCTGCAACAGCTTGTCGGTGATCTGCTTGCTGGCCAGCTCCATCTGCGCCGCCTGGCCCTGGGCCTTTTCCCCGGCCTCGATCTCTTGCAGCAATTCTTCTTTGGTCTCCAGAGGCGCGTACTTGATGATGGTCTTCCAGGAGATGGGCGCGCCCTGGGCCTTCAGCTCCCGGAGCTGCAAGTAGAACATCTGCCGCTGGGTGTCGGTGAGCAACCCTTCCGAGGCCACGCAGTCGTATTGCCCGAAATCCCGGGTGTAGAACTCCGGCTGCGGCTTCTCGTTCAAAATCCGCTGCACCTTGGCGGGGTGCCAGTTCACCTGCATGGCCTTGACCAGCTTGTTGCCCAGCAGACTCTTTCCGAACCGGAAATTGTCGAAGAGGTCCTGCTGCTGCGTCAGCCCCTGGGCCTCCCGGAGCTTGGCCAGCCCCATGGCGATCTGCTGGTTCTGGTTCTCCGGCGCGGCCAGCAGCCCTTCTACGCCGGGAAGCCGCAGCAGGTCCTGGTCCAGGATCTCCATCATCTTGAACAGACCCGCGGGTAAATCGCCGCCGGTGAGTTGTGCCACTTTGTCCAGTTTCCCGGGTTGGGTCCAGATTACCCGGCCCTGGCCCGTCTGATACAACGACGCCCGGCTCACCACCGCGTCCTGTTCCGCCTTGAACCCCGTGGAGATGACGCTGTCCATCATGTCCAGGCCCTTCAGCCGCCGCCGGTTCTTCTCGGTGTTGGGGTCCCGCATACACCGGACCACGCCCTGGAGCTTGTCCTTCATCTCCGAGTATTCCGGCACCCAATCCCCCAGGAAGGGTACCCAGGGGTAATCGTCGATGCCCAAGAGATCGCCCCCGTCGTAGAAATCGTAGCCCTCCACCATGATGGCCAGGTCCACGGTCTTAACGTAGTGGTCGATCACCGCCATCCGGTCGCCCACGTTCATCCCGGTCTCCTGGTCGGGCGCGCGCAAAAAGGCGTCGAGCCGCGGCTTCTCTCCCCGCCAGATACGGAAGTTGCCGGTAAGCTTATCCACCAGCAGTTTCGCCGGCTTGGTGGTGCGCCGGTAGAACTCGTCGAACCGGAGCAGATGATCGCCCTTGAAATTGGTGGCCGCTGGCGCATCCGGAAACTTCCCGTCCCGACCCTGGGGGGACAAATCCCCGATCTCCTTGGCGTGCGCCGGCAGCGCCGCCTTGCAGTCCTCCTTGCTCAGACACTTGCGCCTGAGGGCGTAGTTGCAGTTGGACAGGTCCCACTCGGTCAGATACGGGTCCAGCAGGACCACGTTATAGGGGATGCGCTCGAAGCGGAAATCGCCGTTCAACGGGTCCAGGTCGTAATTCAGGCTCACCTCCACCAGGTTCAGCCCCGTGGTCACCGGCCCGTGCTCAAAGGCGTCGGACAGCGTTTTGTAGCCGCCGCCCTTGGTCATGGTAAACTGCGTCAGCCCCGAAAACTGCCGGGCCGTGCGCTCGTCCGCCCCCTCCACCGGGTCCACCTTCAGGCTCAGCCGGTTCTTGCGCTGGTAGCCGGTCAAGAGCTTCACTACCCTTTTCACCTCGTTGAAGACCAAGGGGTCCCGCTGCTCCGCGGCCAGAATCGCCTTGTCCTGGCTGCTGTACTGATCCCCCAGCCTAAACTGCACGTCCTTCTTGGCCTCCGCCAGCCACGGTCCCCAGACGCTGATCGCCGCCCGGTACGCCTCGTCGAACTCCTTGACCAACTCCTGGCTGCGTCCCATCAAACCCTCCTGCCGTACCTGGCCTGCAACTCGGCCACGTCCTGCTCGCTCATGCCGCCGCTCACCCGGCTGCCCGCCCCCAGCTTGCACGCGCAGGCCATGGTCATGAAGGCGCTGGCCCCATGGGACGCCATGTCGTGCACCGGGCGGTCGATAAAGCACCCCAGCTTCTCGCTCCACTCCTTGCGGTAGTTCTCCAGGCGTTCGATCCCCGTCTTGCACCGGGCTTGATCGAAATAACAGCGGTGGAAGATGTTCCGCACCGCCTCCCGCTGCTCCACCAGGGGCGTCTGCGGCACCACCTCGAACCTGATCCCTAGGGATGCGGCCGTGTCCTTCCGGGAAATTCCCGGACCGATCTCTCTTACCTCGATGTCGTGCGGGGCCCAATGCTCGCCATAGAGATAACCCTGCTTCTCCGCCCGCTCCTTGAGCATCCGCACGTAATAGGCCATGCCCTCCCCGGCGAACTCGTAGTAGTCCACCAGGTGAATCCCTAACCCCGCGAACTGCACGAACCAGATGGCCATGGGGTCGTCTATCCCCAGGTCCCAGAAGGTGTGCGTCAACTCCGCTGGATACGGCGGCACCTTGGCAACCCGCCCCTCCCGCCGGGCCTTGCTCACCAGTGCCCCGAAATACGAGCCTTCCACCGACGCCTCGAACGCCTCGTCCGGGTGCGACGGAAACTCCTGCTTCATGTCCTCCCCCTGGGTTTCCTTTTTCTTCACATACCAGGCCTTTTTCCGGTCGCTGAGCTGAATGCCGTGCTTGTCCGCCAGCTCCTGAAAATACTCCTCGTCATCCGGGCCGATGGTCACGTACTCCGGCTCGGTCTCGTACTTGTCATGCTCCCACCAGGGGAAGAAGAAAAACTTCCAGTCCATCGGCCCCAGCTTCTTCTGGCCGGCCTTGATCAATGCCAGCAGGGCCATGGCCTGCTGGCACAACTCGTGGAAATGCCCGCCCCGGCCCTTGGCGGTGGATTCGATCCAGATCACCTGCCCCTGGGCCACGGTATTCAGCGCCCCGGTTTTGATCTCCCGGGCCTTCTCGGGATAGCGGGCGCAGACGATGCCGTATTCGGAGATATGCAGCCGCTGCACCGTGCCGCTCCTCAAACTGGTGCCCACGTGGACGCTGGAAAAATTTGAGAATCCCAGGCCCTGGGCGCTCTCCTTGATGGCGGGATGGGTGATCTTGATGTTTTCGGGCAGATGGCGGTACGGCAGGAGCACCTTGTCCCGGAAGAAGCGGCCCGCGTCCTTCTCATTATGGGCCACAATCCCGGCGGTGAGGTAGGACTCGAACAGGCAATCGTCCAGGTAGTCGATGTTGATGTAGGTGGTGCAGCCCAACTGCCGGGCCTTGAGGATGATGTTCAGGGTGTGCTTCTCCCGGTGCAGAATCTCCTGAGCCCAATTGAGTCTGAACGGCACCAGCCGTCCCTGGTCGTCCATCACCCGGTAGAGGTTGTTCAGACGCCACCGCTTATCGTCCAGGCGCCAGTCCTGGCACTCTTCGTGATCCTTGGCCTTCCGGACTATCCCCTCAACACCAGCCAATAGCTGAGCGAATAGCTGATGCCTCAAGGAGGGCCTGGAGGATTTGGTCTGCAACCTCTGGGTTAACACGTCTGATGGCCTCGATGGTCTCTTTCTGGAATTCCGCCTGCTCCTGGGCCGCGATCACGTCCCGTTGCGCCTTCAAGAGCAGCCCGTTGCCGTGCCGGCACTCCGCCACCGCCTTCTGGTACAAATCCGCGTACGGCGGATTTTCGCCCAACACCTCTTCCAGCTTTTTCCGCTCTTCTTTGGCCGCCTCGCCTTCCCCCAAGGCCCGCAGCAGCCGGTCCCGGAATGCGGTGGCCTGCCGGTGATTGGCCGCCATTTCCTGCCAGAGGTTGATCTTGAGCTGCAAAATCTCCCCGGCGTGGTGCATGGTGGCGTTCTTGTTGATCCCCAGCCGCAACTGCTGCAAACGCTGATGCACGGAGCTTTTCGCCATCCCCACCCGCTGGGCGATGGCCGTGGGTCCCAAACCCTGTTCGGCCAACTCCCATAACTCCGTATCGCTGATCTTCCGGGGCCTCATGTCTCAACCGTGCGGGCCTCCCGCCTGCGCTCCTGAATAAATGTCCTGTATGTTCGGCCTCTATTCGGTTCTATACGAACCATTTTCAAAACTCTGTGCGGCTTGTCAAATCAGGTGAGAGGCGGTTTCAGTGCGTCGCGGCGCGCCAGGAGACCCCGGCTAAGGACCTGCAAATACTGTCCCGGACGGGACCTGGGACTTTTCTGGAAAAATCCCCTGCCCAGCTTTTACCTCGATTTCCAGGGGTCATGATTTCTAGCATCACTTGGACGGCTCCCGCCAGTTGCCCGCGGGATCAGTGATCTGTTCGCCAATAGAAACCATAACCCCGGGCCGGCTGGTGCATATCACCGGCGTCAACCCGCTACGTTTATAAACCCAAACAAGGTCGTTCACTAACCGCTGAACTCCGTCAGGGAGATCCTCTGCGACCTGAGCCTCGACCATCTCCTCAGAAGTTACCGTGTATTCCTCGACAAACTCGGTCCGGCCCCACCGCATCAGCAAACGATAGGTTTCCGCATCTCTCAGCAACCCTGGCACCAATTCAAACCAAAATTCGGCCCTCATTCTGTCCCCTTCAGTGTGGGTTTCTATTTTCTATCTTTTCTTAAGAATATAATGTACTTATCCTATAAATGTGGGTTTCGTGGGTTTGTATCCTATAACGTGAGAGTTAAAATCCTTGATACGTGGGTTATAGGGAGAAAACCCACCAAACCCACATTTGCCCCCTAACCCCTGGTTATTTCAAGGCTTCTCGGTAAATCCCAAACCCACACTTGGAGGTACAGGCGTCCCGCCTGTACACCTCTGCCCCAACGGGGCCACCTGCCACCGCAGCACCTTCCGCACCTGCCCCCCCTGCTGCACCGCCAGATTCTTCTCTCCGTAGGGCCGGCCGGCCTTCTGCGCCAGGGCCTTGCCCAGGCTGCGCTCGAAGGAGCGCTCCGGATTCTTGAAGACGTCCCCCAGATACCCGGGCAGGGTGGCCGCGAACTCCGAACTTTCCCCCAGGGCCGTCTTGATCTCCGCGCAGGACACGCCCTGCTCTCCCAAGATCGAGTGCCACGTCTCCAAAAACGCCTCCCACTCCTGGCCTTCCTGGTCCGCCGCCGCATGGAAATCGTCCAGGTTCGCCAGGAAACCCTCCACACCCGCAAACGCCAGGATGCCGCCCAAGGTCTCCACCCACGCCTCATAACCCCCCAACACCGGCAGCTCCTGCGCCGGCTGCGGCCGCCCCGCCAGTATCCAGGCCCGCCCCAGGGTATAGATCGCCGCCAGGAAATCGGGCCAGTAATGCCGCACGTAATCCCGGAGCCGCGGGTGTCTGAACTCCTTGCGCTCCCAGGGCTTCGACATCTGCGCGTCCAGGCGGATGGGGAAGGTGCGCCGGGGCAAGTCCCCCCGGAGCTGCACATTGTTGCCGGTGGCCAGCCACAGGGCGCGTTGCGGCAGGCTCACCGTGGCGCTCTGCCCCAGGATGCGGTCCTCCCAGATGGTGCAGGTCAAGGCCCGGGCCAACGACGGTGCCCGCAAACTCCCTTCCACATTGTCGAAGCAGATCAGGGGGGAGGCCTTGTCCAGGAGCGAGGTGATCAGCTTGCGGGTTTCGTCGTCAGTGTTGGAAAGTCCTTCCATTGGTGCCACCTTGCCCGTGCCCATCAGGGCAATGACGTCCGCCAGCAGGGACTTGCCCGTGCCCGGCGTCGGCGCAGTGATCACCGCCATGGGGATCAAACCCGCAATGGCCGGTCTGAGCGGCAGGGTGCAGAGCAGCGCCAGGGCGTTGGCCTTATCCGCCTCCTCCGCAAACGGCAGGTCGCAATAGATATCCAGGAGCATCTCCTTAAACATCGTCACGATCTCCGCGTCCGGGTCCTCCAGCAGCTCCGGCATCTGCTCCAGATCGGGGTCGGCCGCGTAGTACAGCCGGGTGGCCGGGTCGTACCCCGGCGTGCGGCAGACGCTGCCGTCCGGACGGAAGATGGGAATCCCGGTGACCCCCTCCAATGGCGGGAAGGACCAATCCCCCAGCGCCATGATGTCCCGGGGGATTTCCATGGGCGGCGACGCCGGCAGCAGGCCCTGGGCGGTCTGCTTGTAAAAGAGCGCCCGGCGGCATAGCAGGCCCCGGAGCGCCATATCGCTCAGGGTGTCGATGTGCGGGGAGTTATTTTCATCCTTCAGCACCCGGGCCAAGGCCCCGGTGCGCACAAAGATCACCGGCGGGTCGTTGCCCTGCTCCAGCGCCGCCAGGGACTCCCCGGACTTCTCCTGCAAGAAGCGGTGGGTGATGATCACCTGCGGCAGACTCCCTTCCGGAGGCTCCGGCCCGCCCGGTGGCCCAGGCTTCGGTGCCCCAGGCTTTCCAGCCTGGGCACCTTTAACCAGTGGTGCAGGCTTTCCAGCCTGCACTCCTCTGCCCCCCGGGAAGAACCGCACCAGCTTATCATCCCCGCTGATCAGCCGCCGGGCCTCGGCCCAGAGACGCTCCTTGCAGGAGTTGTGAAAGCACTGGTAAAACAGTGCTCCGTCCGCGGTCTGGCCCACCGCCGCTTCATTGCCCTGGTGCGTCTCATCAAAGACGCACTCCGCCAGGCAATACAGCATGGACGTCCCATGCGGCTTGACCTTCACCACCTCTTTTTGGTAGTGCGCCAGGTACGCGGCCACATCCATGGCCCCGCGGCCTGATGCTGGTGGTGGCCCAGGCGGTCCCGCCTGGGGCCCTTTAACCCCCGGTGGTGCAGGCTTTCCAGCCTGCACTCCTCTTTCCGGCGGCGCCTCCGCCGCCATCTCCTCCAGCAGCGCCCGCGCCACCGGCACGCGCTCCGCCGGCAGGCTCAAGATCCGGGCGCGGCGGTGCGGCCGCTCCGGGAGGTTCTCGCCCTTGCCGGCCACGGTGCCGTAGAGCTTGCTGATCCGGGCCGGGTTGAACACCTTCTGGTCCAACTCCAGGCCCAATTCCTTGAGCCGCACGTCATAACGCCAGGCCAGGGCCTGGAGCACGCGCTTCAGCAGCTCGACGTGCTCCGGCGTCTGCTCCAGCTCCAGGGGATAAACCAGGTGGCCGCCATTGCCGGAGTCGGCCATTAACGGCTCGGGCCAGCCCAATTCCTTCAGATCGGCCTCGATCTCGCTGGCCATCCCTACGGCGGCGTCATGCTCTGCTTCACTGCTGGAGATGCCCGCGGGCCGGATAGGGTCCAAATCAACAAGGAGATTCCGCAGGTGCGAAATCTCCTTGTCCTGGGTCCGGTCCACGTTCGCCCGCAGGCGTTCGTTGGCCCGGCCCAACAACGCCGGCAGGCACGGGTTGAGCGTGGTGTACACGCCC